TATATAGGTTTTCTCACATTTATCTTTATGTTCCTGCTCGTCTTTATGCTGTTCTGCGCGGAGTTGCCGCGCTAATTCTTGTTCTGATTTATTCTCCATAACTTTTTATATTTTATATTTGTCGCTGGGACTTCTGTAGTCTCACTTTGTTACTTTCGCTTTCCTCGTAAAAATTTCTTTTGCTCAGGTTTTCGTTTTTCTTGAAAATCTTCAATTAACACTTCTAAAAGCTCGGACATCGAGATGTCGTTTTCTTTAGCAACTGATCGTAAAACGTCCATATCAGTTTCGTGTCTCCAGATTGTTAATTGCTTTTTATTGGGATCTCGCTGGTTGGGCATGGGGGTAACTTAGCTTTGTGAAGTACACCGGGTGCTTCCCCAGACAAATAGGTGTTTATCCACCTACTGTCAACACTTGTGTACACGTTGGTTTGATTTGTTCTCATTTTAATCATCCTAATTGTAAACTAAATTTTGTTTTCTTAACGGCAACATAGTAATCAAGCAGAACTTGTACTGTATTACCCATCATCTCCGCCACTAAGTGAACCGGAATGTTCTGATCTAGTAATTGGCAAGCCCATTCCTTGCGGAGTTGATATGCCGTAAATCCGAATGGTCGGAGGAGGTCATTTAGCTTTTTGCTGTAATTTTGCTGCCTGTCATAGTCGGTTCCCGGCAGGACATACTCGCCGCCTGGATTCAATCCCAGTAGGAATTGGCGATCTTCCTCAGTAAATCCATCAGGATACGGAATCTCCCGCTCAGTCTCATTCTTTCGAGGAACGATGCGGTCGTTGAGGATGCCATCAGGCAACAGATTCCTGCGCTTGGTGTGTGCGGTCTCGACGTTCCGCTGGGCGGAGATGCGTTGTATCTGGTAGAACCCGTAGATCACCGGATTCTCGAACTTAACGACTTCACGGAAATACTTGTCAGCACGTTCATGACGATCATCAGTCGGGCGTCGATACTTGACCGGCTTAAATTTAAGAATCTTGATCGTGTTAATATCAAACGATGGGCCGAGATTGTAATATTTCATCATCGTCTTTTTGAAAACACCATAACGCATCTGACCGATTGACTTATTCAATTTCTTCTTGATCGCCAACTTGTCATCGACATTCTTTCCTCGCTTAACCTGAGACTCGAACCATCTGTCGATCCGGTCTTTGGTTGCTTGGTGTGGGTAATTCTCGTCCGTGTCGCCTATGCCTCTCAAAATGCGGCGTGCAGCGGTTTTCGCTGAAGATATCTGCTGGTCTCCATTGTCAGACTTATCATCTAATATAGCGAAGATTTCAGCCCAAGTATGGAGGTTGCCCGATTTAACCGGCTCAGAAACTTTCGGTGATTGCTCTTGTGGATCATTGAGTTTCTTGATCGCGTCAATGATGTCTAGTGCCGCATCTTCTTTGTTATCGGCTTTTGAAGAAAGCATCTTGTCGATGCTGCGAGGTCGGAAAAATAATCGGTATTGATATTTACCAAGCTTGGTTTGTTTTAACCGAGATTGAATCTTTCGACTGCCAGGTATTGGTATTTCTGTCATTTTAGCTTTTTGGTTGATTATTAATTTATCTTCTAATCCTTCGCCCAAACAATTCGGGCATCCATATTTTCCGCACTCCTCATCAAATTCATATCCGCAGAACTCACAAATCATAAAATCTTGTTTTAATACCTACTCTTTTAAATTTACGTACAATGGATCTTCCTGCCTGTTTCAATTCTTTTGGAGACCAAGTAAAAACAAAACTTCTGTTTTCATCTTCTGGCTTGCCTTGATCTAACCATTGACGATAAGCCCATCCATATTCTTCAATGTTAGCAAAAAATGTATTGCCATCAACACAATCATCCATAATCCACTTATCTATCTCGTTTATTTCTGTAACGTCCATTCGGACAACCCAATTTTTCCATCTTTTTTCATTCCAATAAGACGGAATATTCTTTTTAACTTTTTTAGTTTTAATGTTATAGAAATNTTCACTTATGGTCATCGCGCCTTTCCAATCTTTAGGCCAATGAGCATAATCGGGATCGCCTTCAGTTGTCTGCTCAAGACACTCACCTAATGCGTCATCAAGCAAATTGTACCTATGGTCAAATATCGACCATTCACATTCATTAAACTTGATGTATCGTTTTCTAGTTTTTTTTGTTTCCATCTTAGCTTTTTGGTTTCTCGAACTGGGGTGACTATACACCTAGTATGTACACCCGTCAACACCTAAAGTGTAAAAAAATAAAAATATTTACATTGAGGTATCTAAAAAAAGTCACGCAAAACTCACGCACCTCTGCGGAACTCGCTGCATTTAGTTGCACTTCACTGCACTTTAAGCGGCGGATGAATGCCCACCCATTCCGTAAGTGTTTATTGAGGAAAATCGAAGAAAAGACTAGGAAACTAGGTGGTACCAGTGGAGGGACTCGAACCCACACTCTCGTGAAAGAAGCGGATTTTGAATCCGCCGCAAAAATCCATTTTACTGAGGAAATAGAAGCGTCAAATTGAAAACTCACGCAAAACTCACGCACTTGTGCGGAGGAGATGCCAAGCGTCACGAAATTCTTCATAGTTCGCGTTGACATGATTTGTGAGTCCATCCGGGTAGAATGTTAGGTTTTTTGTCTTTGCCGCTGATGACGGTAAAACGTAAGTAGCATGATGATGGTGGAGGTAGCAAACTAAATAATCGTACATTTTTGGGTCAGATTCATTCTTAACATCTTGCCCAGTACAATTAGTGCGTGGCACGAATTTCGTTTTTATTTGGATTCGGTTGAGGAGTCCATGCCAGGAACAGATAAAGTCCACTCCTGCGGCTGCCTCATTGGCGGGCCAGAAGATATCGAACCCCAACTCAACGAGTCTTGCGGCGACTATTAGCTCGCCCACCGCTCCTACTCTTGATTTTTGCCATCGATCCGAAGACGTAGGCATTAGCGCGATCTCCCGTTAATCCGCGCTTCTTGGCGGCTCGTTTAAGTTTGTTATGGATTTTCTTTGGCATCTTAGTTTTACGGCGTGTCTGCTACCCAGTCGAAAAATGATTGATCCATCTCTGGATGATTAATGGAAACCCATATTTGGAGAGGTGTTCTGACCTCCCCGGAAAATTCTTTGTATGCATCAGCCAACTCCTGCATATCCGCCATCGTTTTAGCGTTAGGCATCTCTAAAGCAAATTTAGGAAGTAACGACTCAAGTTCAGAATCGCTAAACGCCAAAATAGGCGCACCTGCTTCCTCTGCTGAAACCACACTCTCAATAGCCTCATCTTGGGTTGGAACCACAGGATCAGCTATCTCAGCAAGCTTTTCAGCTTTGCGAGCCTCTGGATTAGCCGATTTAGTACGATTGGCCGTTAATCGCTTGAGGATCTCGTCTGAGCCGCTTTTCTCATCCTCGGGTGTCAGTACACCAATTACTTTCTTTTTATCGATCCTACGTTGAACTGGGGCTAAGTTTTTTGGCAATTTGTCCAACGAAAGCATATTTTCCACGTCAGCGAGGTGTTTAACTAAAACATCATCGAGAATCGACTTATCGAGCTTCTTCAGTTCAGCCTCGGTGTATTTCTCTTGTACGTTGGCTTTGATCTGGCCAAGTAGATCGGCGGCTTGCGTTAACTGGGGAAACATCCTGGTGATGAAATCATTACGCTTGGGTGCTGGGGATGAAACAAATTGATCAGCGTCATATTCATTCACGCTTTCCGCTAGAGGTTGTTTAAATCGATCACTGTCAGTGTATCGTTTGACCGTAGTAACTTCTTCTACAACTGGCGCAGATTCTCTCTGCGACATCTCCATCAATCGTTGTGCGCCTTTCTTTCTCATGGCTTGCTAAATTGTTTAAGTATTTCCATCGCCCGGTCTTTGCGTTCTTCTTTCTCCTCATCGGGCAATCGATATATCTTATCCATCACCAGATTCACCGGCTGACTCGTAGGAGTTGATTGAGTAGGTGTTCTAGTGCCGGGGGTGGATGGAGTAAACCTCACCTGGCCGCCCATCACTCCATCCTCACTTCGCATTTGCGGTGTGATGTCTATGGCTTTATATGGTTCCGGTATTCCAGTATCGATAACCACATCCTCGACTTTAGCACCAAACTTCTTGCCGTACTTCTTGAGGAACTGCGGAATCATTCTGTCGTACAAATTGAACGCCCAATCGCCGCCAACTTTGAGGTCAGAGTCAGTCAGCACTGTTGTCCTGTTGCCGCTCATGTCTGGACTGGTATCCTCGATAATCTGCAACGCTTTTTGAGCGACTTCTTTGCCTACATATCTCTCTAGCTGATTTCGCTCAACGTCACTTGCAATGAGCGAGTCATCTGCCGTGACTGTCAGGTTGCCGGTTCCATCATCAGATACAGAAACTTTGTCTACTCTCTTACTTAAATCATAGCGATCAGCGGTTGATTGCCCATCTATAAACGCCAACTTGTCATATCCGTTCTCAGCGGCATAGCGCAGCATTCGCTTGGTCGCTAACTCATGCCAACTAGATTTGAATGGTGCGTCTGGGACAATCTGGTTTAGCTTGTGAGGTAAAACCTCATTAACAGGCGCATACCCCAAGTTAACTGCTTTTTTTGTTGCTTCTTCTCTTGCAGGAAACTTGCCAAGCAAATCTCCATTGAAATTGTACAGATAGAAAAGTTCGGCTTGAGTATCTTTCAAGACTGTAGCCTGGGGTTTCGCGTTGTTTTCTGTATACCCAAGCTTCCGTCCTTCTGAATGCCAATCAGATTGAAGTTCTTCAACAAATAAAATCTTCTCACCATTCGGCCCGGTGCGGTCGTTGAATCGTACATGAGCTAAAATGTTGGGTTCATCGAAATGAGATGAGCGGAAAAGCGCAGGATCAATCTTTGTAACAGTTTTACCCGGCCCAGGAACTTGATGTCCATCTCTCCAGTATTCTCGAATAGTTTCAATTGGTTGATCCGAATTAGGAAAACGATCTTTGTACGATTTTAAATATTCCGCAAATGATGTTGATGGTCTGCTCGGCATCCTCAACAGCATCTCTTTATAGCTACCGTCTTCTGCGCCGGGGAGTTGGTATTCTCCGTATCGGGTGGGGGAAGTCTTTTTGTCGGGATCGTATGAATCATAACTGTCACCACTCAATATAGTTTCCTCCAACTGAATATCGTTCTCTCGAATGAAGTCAGTTAGTTCCTGTTTGGTGACTTGCTTCTTGCCTCGTAAATAATCCTCCAAGCCTAGCCATTTTAATTCTTCTTCTTTTACGCCTGGTTGCTTCTTGATCGTCGCCAACATCTGATCGCCCGATCCTCGATTTGGGATCTTGTCGCCCATAGCTACCTGCTCTACTCGACTGAAGAAACCTAGATCATCGACTTGCGGCCTGACGGATGATTGAGGTTCTAGTCCTCCACCCGGCATTAAATTCTTCTTTAATTTATTGTAGGCATCCGATTGAGTTTTCATCGGGAGAGGTGTACCTGCTCCGTATTTAGTTATGCGATTCTTCTCAATCTTGTTAATTCGATCAAAAACGCCTAGATCGGAGTATGTTTTCGACTTTTCTTTGTTTGCCTGTTCGTTTGCTTGCTTTTCGAGCGTCAGTAATCGGATTGTAATCTTTTGCCGTTACTCCAAAAAAGTCGTTAATGATATTGCGTTTTGTTTCTGCGGTTGCTGGATTAGCGTCTAACCCACTTTCACCAGGTCGGCCATTCTTATGATTCTCAAGATACTTAAACATATCTTGTTGGAATAGTTTTGAGTCGCCATTCCATAGATCAAGATTCTTATGTGTTTTGCTATCAGGATTACCCCAATCTTTTAGCTTTATATTCATTGCACCAACATCGAGTGTTGTAATATAAAAATTCTTTGACTTGCTTATATTGAAACCAAGCGGAACAGCAATCCTCAATCCACTGCTTAGATTACTGCTATATCTTTTCCCACTTCCCATCGCTGGATTGTAATCGATGATGATAGATTGTCCTGGGGTTTTCATCTTTTCCACGATATCCGTAATCGTGTCTTTCATCCCCGGAGGAATAATATCATTTGGAATATCTAGGATCGCTTTTAGTTGGGCATCAGATGGAATCCCAGACCATGAAATTTTCCCATCTACTTTGCTTTCTTTAGGAGTCATCCCACTCGGATCTATCCCAATTGCGTCAAGCGCATCTTGAATCTGATTAGCCCGGTTCTCTTGCAATGCTTGAATCTCTTTTTCTCCAAGCAATATTGGTTCTCCGGTTAATGCATCATATTTGATTTCACCATTCTTNTNACGCTTGAATATATCGTTATTATTGAAATGAGATACTAATAGTTTACCGTCTTTCGATTTCAGTGCTATTTCAACTTTCTTACGTCCTTCTGCTTTACGCTTTGCGCCAATCGAAAGAGACGGTGTTTCGCCTCCTTCATCTTCCATCATGCGCCGAGTCACTGAATCTTTAGCTCGAACAAAATCACGCATAACACGATTAAGTTCACGATTGTTGCTTATCGGTTTGCCGTCCTTCCAAAAAACGCCAGTAGGATTTCCATCTGCTCCAAACGGAACACCAGACTTTTCCAATACTGCACGGAGGAGTCTTGTTTTCTTTAAGTTATCTTGAAGCAAAAACCGATCCACAATCCGTTGGCGGATAGTTCTGGAACCTCGAAGGAAAGTCGGGCCTGATTCTTTAATGAAGTTTGCAAATGANTCAGCCTCAACCTCCTCCATTATGCGTTGCCGTTTTGCGTCAAGTGTGGCTTCTTCATCTATAACCATCTTCGGTTCTGCTCCCGGTTCAACTTCATCCGGTCTTTGTTCTCTTAATACGTTAAATTGTTCTTCCCAGGAACCTCGAATTTCTTCTGGCAATCGACTGAGGTACTGATCGAAAAATACATCAATATCCCCATCGCTATACATTCCTTCTTTTAGTACGGTTCCATCATCTGTTTTCTGATCAAATAAAACTGAGCGAAGTTCTGTGCGGTTATCGCTCATCTCATCAAACTTTAACATTGAATGCATCATTTCATGGAAGATGCTTCTCGGCCCATTATGACCACTATTAATAAATACTGTCGGAGTACCATCCACTGAAGATTCCGCTCCTCTTGTTCCCGCTGGGAGTACGTCAGGTACTTTTCCGTCAATCATTAATTCAGGATGGATTTTCTTGATGTACTCAGGCTGAGACAGGTAAACGAAATTAATGTCGCTTATTTTTCCATCTCCAATTATCCCGCGACCAAGTAGTTCCGCCATCGCAACATTGGCCGCCTCAATCGGGGAAAGTCTTAAATCTTGAATTGCTTTTCTCTCGTCTTTGCTTTTGCTTTCAATCCAAGCTTCAACCGTGTTCTTAGCTTGTTGCTGGGTTCGAGATTTGTCTCCTATCACGTTACCAGAAACACTTCCGATACCGCCCATCGCTCCCCCGGTTCCAATCGCTCCCCCAATAAATTCTTCTTCACCACTAGGCAATGCCAATATTCCACCGGCTTTTGATCCTTCAATTGAACCGACTGCCAGGTTGTCGACCAACGTGATCGCAGGATCAAGATATGTCGCTTTCTTTAATATCTTTCTAGCTGATTCACTCTCGGCGATTCGAGATGCTTGTTGTAGTGTGCTTTCTAGCGTCTCAGGTTTTCCGATCACTTTACCAATCGCCTCGATGCCTTCACCGGCTATCGTGATTGGTTTACCAATTTTCGTGACTTTCGGTAATCCATATTTGCCGCCTATCGCTCCCGCTACTGCTCCAGCTACCGGGCCAACGCTTTCTGCTCCTACAATTGCCCCACCTACGGCACTTGCACCTGTCGCCGCTGGTTCCATAATTTCCACAATATCAGCATTCTCGGCGGCTTTTGTTTCAAGCTTCGCAATCGTTTCATCGATCCACTTGCCTGTGTCCTTTATTCTTCTGCCACTCTTTTCAAGTACCGGCGCAGTGATACCTCTAGTGACAACCGATTTCTGTCCAGCTTTAAGCGGAGTAGCGGCAAGACCTACCGGGAGAGTGGGATCAAGAAAATAGCTCGATCCTTCTGCTACCTCCTGGTTGATGTGTGGTAAAAGTTCTTTGTCTGCTTTCTCTCCTAGAAATTCACCGAGAATCGTTTTCTTTCCTTCGCGAGCTAGATTCCTAGTGTTAAGTATGTAGCGCATTGTGCGCCATCTCTCAATGCGTTTCTCGGTTAGGTTGTCTTTCCAATCTGAATAATATCTGTTGTAATCTTTCGGGTTTTTAAAATCTCTATTTCCACGATTAAAAACCTGCATAAAGCCAACTTTATCATCGGGATATTCTTCGTTGTGACGTTTAACTATATATTTTACTCGTTCTCTCTCGGATGGATCGCCAACAACTTCTTGAAACTTGTCAGTCATCATTCTGCCGAGAGTCGCTAAATCCCATGAGCCGCGAGCGAAGCCTTCCGCTAATGTTGCATATTTCTTCTTATTAACTGGATTATAGAAATCTGGGTCAGTCACCGCCGATCCAACCGCTTTAGTCATGTCACCTAAAGCTGTTCCTACGGCATTTACAGTTGCGTCCCAGGTCTTTTTAAATCCAAACGGTTGCTTATCTTTATACGCAAAATATTCTTTAATCTGACTCTTACTAGGAACGAAATTTAAATCTGAATCAATCTGTTGAACCAGTTGTTCGATAGTCGGAAGTTTAGGTTTACCGACATCAACCAATTTAGTTTTTGGTGCGGGTTTAGGTTTACCTACATCGACTAAACGAGGTTTAGGCGCAGGTTGAGGTTTACCTACATCAACTAAACGTGGTTTACTTACATTCTTTTTTTTCAGTAAATCAGAATCAACTGGCGGCGTGTTGGTTAGTACGTTTTGCATTATTCGCCAGGTTCAACAACACCATCTTGAATAAGACCATTTGCGTCTTTATATTTATAACTATCCCCAACCTTCAACCTGCCAGAATCAACCGCTTGTTCAACTTTAGTTAAACTCTCGTACATTACTGAATCCCCAGTTGTTTCATAATCAGACATTACTGGTTGATTAATTGCGATTGCTCTCATGTCTTGTTCAACTTGCCTCCGCAAGTTGCGTTTGTATGCAATCACTTCCGGGCTATCATTAATAAGCGGGAAATATTCTTTAAAATCTTGCTCATATTCTTCTGGCTTAATTGCCGCGCCAGATAATCTTCTTAACTGCGCTCCAATCCAGTTAGCTCTTGCCGCTATATATAACTTTTGATCGTTAGTCATTCCGACTTCTGGAAGAATTGCCATTGCAATACTTGTTGGAATTGCTTCTGGTTTAAAACCTCGTTGTTCAAGTTTAGCTATAGTTTCTTCAGCTAATTTTAATCTTCCAGAAAAAATATAGTCTTTTGCTTGAGATTCAGTGAGTGGCTTTTGCGCCATCGCTTTCTTGGTGTCAGCATCTTCTTCCTGCTTCCGCATTAAGTCGTTAATCATGCCGGTAACTTCCGCCATGTTCTTGTAACCACCTGCGGTTTCATCTGGCACTAATTCATCCGCCAATTTAAATGCCTCTAAACCTGCTTCAGCCATTAGTCCGCTAATCTTCTCGTCATGAGCGTATGTTCTGTAAAGCTTCTGATCTTCTGGGTTCTTAGGATCAAGCGCAGTATTCTTAACAACATCGCGTTGCCATTTCTTAAATCCAACTCGGAACTCTATTTCGTTTTTAGAATCAGCGGAATCAACTAACTTGTCTACTTCTCGCTTTCTTTCTTCATCTCGGATCATTTTATCCGCAGCACCCAAATCAGGTTTAGACTCAGTTCCAGTAAGTGGATTAGTTGCAGTATGTGGAAATTGTCTATTGGGAAACATCTCTTTGAATTTAACTTCAATATTCGTACCAACATCCCCAAGTTTTTTACTTTTATCTATTCTAAGTTCACGTTCAAGATTCTGTTTCTGCATCAAGTTGTAGTTTGTTTCTACTACACCGTTATTATCGATAGTAGGAGGCATCATTCCATTGTTCCACTCTAGCCAGGTCGCCTCGATACCATCTCGTTTGTTTTTAATTTTGTTCCATAATTCTAACTTACCGATGTTGCCTAGGTTTTTATTGAAAGCTTCAAACTGCTTGAAAACAGAACCATCACGAATAATATCAGGAAAGAACTCGCTGTTTGCTTTCTCCACAACTTCGCGATCTTCTTTTTTAGTAAAATCGATATTGCCGGGGATCGATGATAGATATTTTTCATATCCTTCCTGCGCCGCCAATTGATCTTCTAGTTGTTTCTTTCGCTGTGCTTGCTCAAATTGAAATTGCGTTTTGAGCATATCCATACGCTTTCCCGCCATCGCGTTATTGACAGCTTGGTTCCAAATGTTTTGCCCCGCTCTTACTCCACTCGCAAATGCTGATCCTGCGCTCATTATCCTATACCTCCCGTATTTGTTTTTGCACCAAGCCAATTAGTCGCTGCATAGGTTCCTAATCCTTGCATTAATCCACCTGTCGCCATTCCTAAAATTTTGCGTTTCCAATAGGTTGTTGATTAGCTGCCAAATTCATTCGCTGATTGTATGAGTTCATGGCGTACTGTTGTCCCTGCGCTCCAGCGTTTGGATTCAATGCCAGACCTGATTGTATTCCCACCGGATTAAACGGGCTTGCGCCTTGTTGCGCTCCACTTATTTGTCCAAACTGAGCAATCGGCGTTGTGCCGCTCAAAAATGATGCTGCATTAGCTAATCGTTGCTGCTCCATGCGGAAGCCAGCATCTCCCATAGACATAGCTTCCGCCGCCGCTGGTGCTGTTCCGAAAATGTTACCTCGCGCCGCTTGAGCCGCTTGTTCACGTTCTTCAACTTGTGCCGCTATTTCGGGAGAAAGTTGACTGCCTAATTCTAATCCTCGTTTTGCTTTCTCGCCAAGCATCTCTCGAACTTCATACCCAGTCGGATCGGCGGCTTTTAATTCTTCCGTGCGTTGTGTGACGAAATCTTTTCCGTATTTCTTTTGCACTTCCAACATAGTAGCCGCCATTTTATCTGCTGATTCAGATGCAAAATCTAATTCTTCGCGAGTCGCATCTGCGTCTGAATAGCCAGAAAAATCATATGTGACATCTTTGTAGCCTGTCTTGACTCCTTTACTGTTAAATGTCGGAACCTGTAAATCGATCTTTTTGCCGAACTTAGCGGCATTATTGATTAATTTTCTAATACCTAATGTCTCGGCATCTGCCCATATTCCAGCTTCGTTGGCTCCAGCTACGTTTGGAGCTTCTACATCTGTGTCTCCCGAATACGCTCCCATGTCTAAAATTCCTCCTTCAGAAATAATTCTCTAATTTTTAAACTTATTTTTCTCATATGTTCGTTTCCTCCAGTTAAATATGCAACTAACAGAACTAACTCAGTAAGTTGATCGCGAATAACTAAAGCGTAATTTTTTCTAGTCGTATCTTTTTCCATCCAATCATTGCTGTCTATCCATGCGTTTAAACTTGTTAAATGCAATGGAAGTAAAGACGTTTTATGTGTGTGGAAGAATGAGTTACTTGGAAGATCAACTAACAATAATTGCGCCAACTTGTATTTAGTTTCAGCATCAACTTCGCTAGGCTTGTCTACCAAATCGTCAATAACTCTTGCGACCTGTGCTATAATAGACAGATAGTTCCAAGCGTCAGTGTTGCCGTTGGAACTTAATCTAATCGCTTCATATACTTTCTCGTCGTAGGTCATGATTCCTCCCCAACACTGTTAAGAAATCCACCAGCGTAAATTGATCTTAATGCTAAGTATTTGCTTTCTGTTCCAGCGTTATCTGATTGTTGGAATTTAAACTGTAACTCACGGAACTCCGGGTACTGAGTCATCGAGTATCTGTACCTAGTTAACAATCCGCTACCTAATGTTGATGGTAGCGTAAAAGTTAATCTTAACTCGCCGGTTCCAGTGTCTAACTCGTCTGCTAAATTGTTTGATTGTTCTGCTCCATCAAGAATAACCCCAATGTCAATAACAGCATTGCTTCTATCAAATTCAAACTCGGCGAACTCTGCATCTTTGCTGGTAGTCTGCTCGTTAAATGTAAACGCTCTAGTTAACGCTTCCCAACCAGTGTCTTTATAAGTAGTTACAAGTTTGTCTTGGAAATCTGTATCTACCAAATTTTTATCTTCAACAAAATCTCGGTACTGTAATGGGTTGCCTGCTTTATCCAGGCTAATTAAATACGGTTTACCTCCACTAAACTGAGTAACTGCATATTGGTATGGATTTATTGTACTAGCTGGAACCCCACTTGTAACAGTCACATCTCCGCGCCAAACGCCCATCCATGACTGAGTATTTGTATTATAAACTATTGTAGTATCGTTAACTGTGCTTGCCCCAGTTGGAACAGATAGTAAATACCTGTTATTCCAAAATACTGATGTAGCGTTTTCTACGGCAGCCCAATTAATTTCGTCAATCACATCTTGGATTGGGTAACTAATCACACCCACATCAGACGCAACCATGTTTTCCTCCATAGTGCGTCTAATCGAACGTACTCCTGTCCGAGAAAGAAAGAATAAGTCTTCTCCTACCTGGGCGATAGACCCGTGAGAAACGCACCCCGTAGTCGCTGAGATGGTTCTGATTGTAAAATCCGCTGTAGTTGGGGCATTACCGTTTGCCGCTGGGGTTCCTCCAGTGTCAACGACGTAACAACTGTTTTTACAGAACACTACTAGATTGAAACCAACCCAACTAGCCAATCCAGTGACTGGATCACCTAAACCGACTTTAAATGGCAAATTAGCCGCCCCACCGAATGTAGTTTCATAGGCTGGAGCGATCACAGCATTACCGTCTCCAGCATGACTAGGAACTATCGTAGGAAGAGATGTGTAACCGCTTCCCCCATTAGTAATAGTAACTGTTTTAATTACTCCTGTATCAACTGTATAACTTCCGGCAAAACCTGATCCTCCTCCTCCAGTGGCACTAAGTGTTCCGGCAGAATAACCAGTACCACCATTAGTGATCGTTAAAGATCCAATCGCTTGAGTGTAATTAGGAAGAAATTCAGAAACATATATTTGATCATCGCTAGGTTGGTACGCAAATATTCTAAAATTATTGTTAACCAAATATTTCGAGTTAGTCGGGCCATCAACTATTTCTTTAACAACATAAGTAGAACCACTGTTATCCCAAGATATTTGACCTATTCTATTATTACCAGAATGACTAGCAAAAAATAATTTGTCAGCAACTTGACAGGTGTATACTCGGTTAGTTGTGCTATTTATTATTGTTCCAGTAAGACCCGTAGTAGATATAGCCCCAACATTGTTGATTGAGAAAATCTCTGCATTTACAAATGCGATTAGTGCTTCTTTTGCGTCAGTATCAAAATAGGCAATCGCTTGAGTCTTTGTTTCGTCGGGGGTTGTACTAGCAATTAAATCAGCAAACCGATGAAATCCTCGTCTGCTTTTTAGAACACCGTTCTTAGGTGCGTCTAAATCTTTAAGTGATTCTGCTTGAGATTCGTTTAGCAGATTCTCGCGGAAGTTACTTATTTGGCCGCCCACAAAACTCGCTTGACGGTCATATTGAACCGGGTCGTCGAGTCCATCGTTATAGTAGACTGGCATAGTTTAAAATCCGAAGTCATTTCGCGTATAACCCATCCCGTAAACGTCTGGGATTTAGGCGGACTTCTTTTGCGCTTTGGTTGTTCTCCTGGTCACGCGCAACTTGCATCAATGCGTTAGCTTGTTGAATCTCTACTTGCGCTTTACCAAATTGTCTCGACCGTTTCAACATATCGCCGGTCGCAAAGTGAATCAATACGTTATCGATTCCACTCACCATCGGAGTGTCGTAATCGCCTACCATTGGGCGAATCTTTTTCTTTCCGACTATGTATAAGTTTATTGGCGCACTTGCGTCGTACTTCGGTCTATCGAAAAACTTAACACGTTGAAATTTACTGACGTTCTCCCACTCAGGCCAAAAGAAATAATCACTTGTCACAAGCGGATTTCTCACTTGAACATAACCCGTAGTAGTTNNTTTGCTGAGAGANTGAATTGCTGACCAAGAGTTAGTCGTAGTAACGCTAGAGGCTAGTGTTACCGTCTCTTTTTGCATCGTTAATTCTTGTCCTGATAGTTCGCCAACAATCGTGATCTTTTTACCGTTGTCCGAACTGTCGCTGGACATAAACTCAATAGCACCATAGTTGGGATTAAAATTAATACCTGAGCTATCAATAACACTGAACTGAGCAGAATCTGCATCATTTTTAAAACTGTCCGGGTTGACCATGAACTGAGTAATCAACTGGGTTGGTAATAGATTAGCCTCGTTATACGAAACTCCGAGGATCGTCTCAAACTGTTGAGGACAAACCATCTCATCTGCCCAGGAATCAACAATCGCAGTTGCACTTGCTCCGCTTCCCGCTCCCCCAGTAAGACTTATCGTCGGGGCCGAGGTAAATTCTTTGCCGGGATTTTGGATGTAAATCTTTGTAACTGATCCCCCGCCAATCTCAGCAGCAGCAGTAACACCGCTCCCACCACCGCCAGTAAAACTAACAGTGGGTGCGGAGGTGTATCCGGTTCCTCCATCATCTAAAATTATCTGAGTTACACGACCGTCAAACGGAAGTGTCGTCTGTTCGACCTCTATCGTCTCGCGCCATAGACCGGAGTTGATGACGTTCTCGTGATGTTGCCGTATAAATTCTTTGCACCTAGCTTTGGATGTGTCATCCGTTTTGTTAACCAGGTTACAAACGTATGTGGCAATATCGGTTAAAGTCATGATGTTAGTCCGTAAACAACAAATTGCATTCCACCATCTGGGTCTAACACCTCACCCGAATCATTATTAGTGTCTACCACAATAAAATCAAAGCTGCCTACAGCTAAGTTAGATGAAACAAGTTGAAGTCCGTAACCGTTTTGGATTACTACCAGTGTTTGTGAAAGACCTACCGTTTCCTAACACCATGTATTTTATTGATGGCAAAGCCGTAGAAAATGTAACAGTAAATGCACCTTCACCAGTTCTAGCTACAGTGCAATTTTGTAAAATTGATGATGCACCAACTATTGCACTACTTGCTGTTTTTAAATACCCCCAAGCTTTAGCTAACATCGGCGCAGCATTAACATTTCCAGCAACTAGATTAGTTGGTGAAGCAGTTCCTCCGATAAGTTCAGCGGAAGTTGCCAACTCAGCAGAACCAGATTGACTGTCAGTAGCTTTAAGACTAGCTGAGTCGGAGATTGATCCCGCTGTTGTTTTCTTCAGTACGGAAGTAGCGTCCTGATCGTATAGTAACAACTCATCCAGGTTAGATGCGGCTACCGTAGATTTGCCATTAATTAAACTAGGTGCAGCAATGATTTTTGTTGCTGTAGAATCAGCGTTATCTAAAGCTAAATCATCAGCAAAACTAACCGCATTGATTGAGTTAGTTGTCCCGACAATTAGTTTATTCCCGCCGACCGCAACATCGGTTGGGTTTGCAGTTGCATTAGTGGCATTGGCTTTAACCGTCCGCGCACCCATCTCCTCCAGTTTGGAGTTTTGAACCGCATCATCAACCAACTCAGCGGTGTCCACTGAGGCATTCGCCATTTTAGCCAACGTAACAGCATTATCATCGATCTTTGCTGTCGTTACAGCATCATTATCAATCGAAGCGTTTGCTACTATATTGTTCAGCTTTGCGGCAGTAACCGTATCACCATCGCTGAACGTCTGAGTGGTTGTAATACCTGCCATTTAAGCCTCCTAAACTTTCTTCTTAACGACTTTTTTCTTCGGTGCTGGGGTGACACTGCTTGCCGCCTCAACTGCCGCTTCAGCGACATCCTGGGTCTTCTGAATCCCGTGTCTCAGGAAGATCGCCAAAAGACTTGTGAGAGATACGTTTAAAAACTCAGCTAGGCTGATTTCCGTACTCATATAAAGTCCTAAACTGGAAATGATTCCTGCTAGGCCCGCATATACTGTTTTACTTTTCCACATAATTATTTCTTTTCATTAATGAGCTTCTTAATACGAAGCCCAATATAAACGATTGTCAAAAGTCCGATTGTAATCTGCACGATTTCTCCTATATGCATATAAAACGATGTAATCGATCCTCCACTCGCCGCA